GGCTAATCTTGCCTCCTTGTTTGTTGCTATATCTACTGGTTTAGGTGGTAGATCATAATGAATGATGGGTAGAAATTTACCAACTGCAATCTCTCTATCTTGTAGCATTTCTGCGACCGAGATTGTGAAAGAATTACATGTATATGCAACTTTCTGAATCTTATTTAAAAAGGCTAGTGGTGTTTCTCCCTGTATAGGTGAGTGATTGGATCTGCGTACTAAATCATGACCATGCATCACCTCATTGAGAATATATCCTCCGGCAGATTCATTAGTCCAATCTTTAGGTGGTATCAACATAGGCCAAGCTAGTGGTGCAAAGAGTTCTGCGTTAGCCATTACCTCATCTTTGATGTCCATAAACTCAGGGGTAGGGACAACAAATATGCTAGTCTTACGTCCTTGTCGTATGTTTTGTTTAGTGAACCATTGACTTGATTCCATTATGCAGTCTAATAACCAAGCACCAAGTTTAATACGTATAGTAGCATTCCATGATGTCCATTGTTTAACCTCATAACGATTCATCAATGTTTTTATTACAACGAATTTTTGCCGTGTACCTATGGATTTATGCCAGTAGTTTTGCTTCAATGTATTTAACAATCCAGGTGCATGAGTTTCATAATGTCTCATTTGACATTCATCTTCAACTGCATGTCCAATAGATTCTGT